TTATTTTCCCTTCTTTGCTACCGCATTACTGATCATGACGTCAATCTGGGCGGCGGCGTTCGCCTGCATTCCCGGCATGACATGCGAATACAGGTCAAGCGTGATCCCGATAGTAGAATGGCCGAGCCGTTCGCTGGCAATCTTCGGATGGACGCCAGCGGCCAGCAATTGCGTGGCGTGGGTATGCCGAAGGTCGTGGAAACGAATACGGGGAAGATCGAGGCCCTTTATCAAATCCTGCCATGCGTCGGTGAAGGAGCGAGGCTGAAATGGCTTGCCCTCATGATCGGCAACAATGAAGTTTTCATCGGTCAGGCGTATTCCGAGAAGCAACAGGTTTTCCGCCTGCTTGGCGCGATGCGTCTGCAATGTGGCTGCGACAGAGGCAGGAAGATCGACAACACGCCCCTTGCCCGATTTCGGTTCTTTGTAGTGGGTTTCTTTGTTTGTCTGTTCTGCACTTTCAATGACCATCAGGCGCGATCCGGCGAAATCGACATGCTTCCACCGAAGGGCTGCAATCTCCCCTCGCCTCAAGCCGCACATGACCGCCAACAGCACCGGGATATGCAGGCGCTTGCCTTCCACCGCCGCCAGCAACCTTGCTGTTTGAGCGGGATCATAAGCCGCCATAGGCTTACGCTCGATTTTTGGAGCCTTGGACATTTCAGCGGGATTTTTTGGCAGCAAGCCCCAGACCACGGCCTGCTTCAACGCCATGACCAGAACGCGGCGCATGTGCCTGACAGTCGTTGGAGAAAGTCCTCCCTTGCCATCATGCCGCCCAGATACCAGCGCGGTCGAAAGCGCATTATCGATACGCTCAGTTTTAAGCTTGTTCAGAATGGTGTCGCCAAGCGCAGGGATGAGTTTCTGATTGCAAAGCTCTGCATAGCGTTCATGCGTCTTGCGGGAAACCGTCGGTTTCACGTGATCAAGCCACCGCTGTAAGAATTGTGCAATTGTGGTCTTATTAGGCTCGATATAGATGCCGCCGCTCAATTCGGAAATCAGCCGCGCACATTCCACCTGGGCTTGTCTCTTTGTGCCGTGGAACGTGTGCCATTTTCGGCGGCGCTGACCAGTTTCCGGATCGGGAACATCAAGGACAATTGCCCACTTACCGGGTGAGCGTTCGCGGATATGGCCTTTCATTTTCTAAACTTACCTTTCCACGTTCGGTTTCCAAGCCTTTCTTTCATGACATTATCCCAGAATTGGTCCTTTTCATCCTCTGACAAGGCTTCATATTCCTCCCTGCCCCCTTCTTTTTGCCACTCCTGACTGACTTGAACGATAACAGAGTTCTCCTCAAGCTCTCGTATCCGATCATTCATTTGGTCTATGATTTCCTTGAACTTGGCCTTTACCTCGGTCGATTTATTAAGACCTTCCGAAATCTTTCTCTCATCAATAATCGGGGTAATTCTATTGTACATTGAAATGAGAAGAACATGTAACTGATCTAAGCGCTCGTATATAGAATGCGCCGCACCCATTCTTTCACGAAGAAGGATGAACGATGGATCATTTGTATTGCCTTCTTTTGCTTGCGCATGAACATCTTCTCGCATCTCATCCCAGTGGGCCTCTGCAATTTTTAAGGCCTCATCTATTAGGTCTGTTGCTTCGTCAAGATCACTGTCAACTTCAATCCCCACTTGGCAAAGCCTTCGAATAGCTTCTGAACGGTTTTCTATTTTGTTCGCAAAGCGCCATTCATCAATCGCTTTAAGTTCGTCTTCTGTAATTACCATTTGCAAGCGCTTGCTATCGCTCTCGCCTAGTCTCGGTCGGGCCATTTGGGGAAAACTCCGGATTTTTTAGCAATCATACACATTAAACGTTGCAGGTCAAAACAAACTGGGTTAGATAGGTTTCGTGTGTATGATTGTGGTGAATGAAAGGTGAACCATGACATTGGAAGAAGCTCTATCAAAGCCAACGATTTCGGTTGTTGACGCCGGGAAGCTCTTTTTCGGGCTTGGACGTAATTCCGCCTACGAAGCCGCCAAGCGCGGAGATTTTCAGACCATACGACTGGGCGGTCGGGTCGTGGTGCCGGTAGCACCTCTCGCTGAACGTCTGGGCCTTCGGGCGAATATCGGGGGCAAAGCAGCATGACCAAGAAAGCAAAAGGCCCGGCAGAGGCGGCAACCTCTCCGAGCCAAAGTTCAACCCATCCCAAGCAAGGATATGAGAACATGGAAGTAGATAGCACAAGCGTTCAGAAAACGCCAGAACCATCAATTCTTGATCTAGCAAGGAAGGCGAACGGCACATCGACCACGATCTACGCGCTGCTTGGGATTTGCCGTGCTGCTGCTGAGTTTGCCGACGATCAAGAGGGCTATCTATTGGCCAAGGAAGTACCGGCTAATCTTTCCGCCACTCTCAAGCTAGCAACTGAATTGACGCTGGATATATCCGAATTCATTGAGCGCGTGATTGTCGCGGAGGGGAAGAAATGCTGAACCGTCGTTCCTTCCTCCGCAACGTCCCTGCCTATGGCGTGGCTCTCTCGGTTCCGGCTGCGGCGATTGCCCAGACCAAGCCGGTCTTAACGCCAGATGAACGGATTGACGCGGCTCTAGCCGAAATAGTCATCGCCTTGCGCGAGCGTTATCCAAACTGCCCGGTAAGGGTCGGTGATATCGACAACCTCGATCAAGGATGTATCACAATCATTACTCACTGCGGTGATGATAAGCCAGGAAAGGTCAACTTCCAGCGCAGGAGGTTGCCAGTATGAGGCCGTCACCTGCTGTTTATCGACTTCGCCGCCTGATGCTCGAAAAGTGGATTGAGGAGGCAATCGCTCTTCTCGACCAGATCGACGGCGATCCTGACCTTGAAGATGACGAACGCGAGGATGACCCGGCAGAACTGGGCATAGCCGATGCTGACGGATGGGTGGAGTGATCATGACAGGTGTCCGCATCTTCCTCGCATTCCTCCTGCTGCGCATCGCGCGCGGCGTCACCGAATTGTCAATTTGGATACTGCCGAAACTGAAAGGCGGTTCTTCTCATGGCTAAGAGATCATTTTCAATGGTTACAAGAACAATCTGGCGCTCGAAGAGATTTCGGGCGCTAGACGACAGCATGCGGCTACTGATGTTCTATTTCATAACCTCGCCGCATCAAAACAGCATCGGGTGCTTCACGCTTCCCGTTGAGTATGCCTGCGCAGATTTGGGCTGGCCGCAAGAGGTTTACGAAAGCGCACGCGATGGTCTGGCCAACTGCGGTCTGATCACGGTCAGTGAAGATGGTGAGACGATCTTCATATCAGATTGGTTCACGCATTGCCCGCCTTCGAACAGAAACCATGCTGTAGGGCTTGAGCGCCAGATTGAAGATATCCCGGATGAAGCCGTAAAGGACGCGGCTTTCACTGCCTATTCGGAAGCTGTGCTTGATGGCCAGAACGAGAACAAATTCCGGCCTTCTGGAGGAAACGTAAGCCACCTCACCAATACAAGCTTCCTGCGCGGGAGGGCTTAGAGATGGCTTCACATACCAATTACGCTTCCTATCGATACCCAATGCATACCCTATCGAAAGGGTATGGCGATCCTCTCTTATGGCTATCGAAACAAGGAGAAGGAGAAGGAGAAGGAGAAGGAAAAGCAGAAGGAGAACGAGAAGAACAAAAAAAAGAAAAAGAAAAATCGAAAAGGGAGATCGCCAAAAAGCCGTGTCTAAAATCTGGACACGGAAACGCACGCGATATGCGTCTTTTGGCTTTGGAGAGGGTGACTATCAGAAACGCCTCTGCCTTATCAGGAGATGCAGCATGAATGTTTTCAAACAGCCAGATGGCAAATATCTCGTGGTGAGTGGTAGCAACGTTCTGGCAGGACCATTTGATACCAACGCGGAGGCTTGGCGTGCTCTTGACCGGATTTCAGGCGAGCCAATCAGCCGTTCTGAAAAGGTGTCGATGTGGATCAATGAGCAGAATGGAGAGGCCACATGACGCATCGGTCAATTTTGCCTCAAGAACAAACAGTAAACAGCGAGCGGCGCAGCCCGGTCAGGGCGTCGTCACCGGCAGTAATTTCCCCGGAGAATAGCTCCCCGGAAAATGCCGCCTGTCGTCTCAAGAGCGACACCCGACAGGCGAACTGGAGGCGGGCCAACCCAAGCAAGTATGCGGCCCATATCGCCGTACAGCGGGCGCTCACTTCGGGAACGCTGAACAAGCAGCCTTGCGAGATCTGCGGGGCTTCTGAAGACGATGGCGTCAGGATCGACGCGCATCACGACGATTACCGGAAACCGCTCAAGGTGCGCTGGCTTTGCCGGACCCATCATTCACGTCTGCACAAGTGTGGCGAAGATCTCTTTGCGAAGAAGGATGCAACGCAATGACGACGCGTGAAACCTCCCAAGTGAAACAGGCTGCCGTATGGCTTGCCACGACACCAGACGCTGCGAAGCCACGGCCCGTCATTCCTCACCTCAAGAGCCGTTTTGGCCTGAATGCCGTCGAGGCAGTCAAGGCCATTGAGGAAAGCAACATCATCAAGGCGAGGGCGCAATGACGGAAATCAGTGATGAAGAACTTGAACGCCGCATGCGCGCCAAGCTGTTTTCTGCGGATTTCCGCGGAAATGACCCGTCGAAGCTGACCGAGACAGAGTTGAAGATCGCGGCAAAGCTCATGGGCAATTCGAATGCCCAGCGACTTGCACGATCTGACCGGCCCTTCCGATATCGAGCGCCTTTGGTCACCGCCGAATATTACCACACGCCGGACGGCGAATATCATCGCGGCGGCTGGTCGCTGGATCTCATCGAGGATGGTGTGCGGCGCAAACTGATCGACCGCGGCACATGGCGGGAAGTTTCGACCAAAGTTCGAGAGCTTTCCGAGAAAAACATCAACGTGAAGAAGTTCGAGACTGAACGCATGGTTGCTGAGGCTGAACGGCGCCGAGTGGATGCGGGCGTCAAGAAAGCAGGCAATCGCGGTGCAATCATGAATAGACTGAAGGAATTTCGCCTATGAACATCATGGACATGCGGATCAAACCGAAGGGAAAGCGCAAGGCGAAGAAGCTGCCAAATCCGGGCGCAGATGGGACAAAGATTTTTAACGTCGCGGTTCGACTAAGCCCGATCCGTTCAGAGAACCGATCCGTCAGGGCGCTACCTGGGACATTCGAATGGCGATATGCGCGGGCAAAGGGGAATGTCAAAGACGTGAAAGCACTGTTCTACCATGCGGGAAGCCAGTACGCGCAGGTATGGGAAAAGGCGGGAATTGCAAACATGGGGTCGCCAAACCTTGAAGCTCTGTCAGGCGGCGCGCGTCCCGGCCTAACCGATGGACGTTGCAAGGCGATAGAGGAACTACGGCGAGCGCTCAAGTATCTGGGCACAGGCTCGACCTTGCGACTGATCGCATACTGCGCAGACGGGAAGACCACCAAGGAGATTGCCAAGCGATTTGGCAGCACAGAGCGCGAAATGGGCCATGTCCTTCACAACGATCTGCGCGAGCTGGCGCGCTTCTACAAGCTGTTGGCACCCTGTGGACAGCACATCGTTTCGGGTTCGTAATGAATTGACATTCGTCACGAACTATGAGACACCATGATTATTCGGAAGAATTGTCACTAGAGCGGCCTTGTGCCGCTCTTTTCTCGTCTGGACCTTTTGTCCGTTCGCATGAACGAATTTAATTTTTCTCCATTGCGAGGCTGCGAAAGCGGCAAACGACAGCAGCATATAAGGCCGGGCTAGGTAGTGATTGCTGCAATCCTAGGTAACCCCGCAAGGGACTGTTCCAGCACATGCCCAGCCTCGCAGCTTAATCTAGTAACAAGTCATTGAAACAAGACCGCTGCCTCCATAGTTGGTGCCAGTGCAGCGTAGGGCAGTGCCAGACGTTTGATATTTTTCAGGGTGAGCTTTCGTTTCAGCCCGCGCCTTTTCAAGGTTTCTGTTGAATTCGGCTTTCTTCTTGGCGAGCAGACGGTCGCTGGCTTTACGATCATATAGAGAGCAAAGTTCCATTCCCGGGTCGCCAAGAGAAGCATTGGGAGCGTTGCATCTGGTAATTAGTGCGGTTTCGTTCGCTTTTCGCTCAGATGATGCACACGCGGTAAGAGACAAGAATAGAAAGGCTGAAACGAGAAACTTCGACATACGGTCACCGCCATAGGATGTCGTTAATACTTGGACACAAGTAAACGCCTGTGAACATTCAAAAAAGTGGAGCCCCGGACGCAGCAGGGACGCAGATCAGTTCCCCCATTTAACGTCCATTGGCTTGTCTGTTACGGCCCCGTCAGGGAATACACGGTGCTGCATCTTCTCAGAAACATTGGTCAACGTGCACCAATGCAATCCTCCAGGAAAACCGTCGGTAGGCCGGAACTGATCGAGCTTGGCTACAGCGTCCCAGTGATCGTCGGCTTTTATCTCGCCAGTCTCGATAAGTGAATGTTGACGGTCGAAAATTTGAAATCTGAATTTTTTCATGTCGCCCTCCGATGCGGATGATGTTCTCAGAATTTCAGGTCAAAACAAGATAGTTTTTGCCATGCTGAAGAAAAGCGAGCGAGATCGGTTCCGCGAGCGTGATCAATCCCAGCCATGGCGTCAATGGTACAAAACAGCCGAATGGCGCAAGCTCAGGGCCAAGGTTCTAAAGCGCGACCTCTACACCTGCCAGCAGACAGGTATTCTCCTGATCGGAAAGTACCCGGCAGCGAACAGCCCTGTAGTCGATCACATCAAGCCGCACCGTGGCGACCCGACATTGTTCTGGGACGAGAACAATCTGCAAGCCATGAGCAAGGGCTACCACGACAGGCTGAAGCAATCACAAGAACGCATCGGATATGAGAAGGGCAGCACCTTGGATGGTCGCCCTACTGATCGTTCGCATCCATGGAACCAACAGCTAGCTTCTCCATAAGAACTTTCTGCCAATCGATATTGACGTGCTGTAATACCCGCGTTTCTGGATCGGCTTTTTCATACCCAAAGAACGAGAGTTCACTCACCGGAAGCTCAGAAATTGAGTACTTCGCATCTTCGTGCCCGTGATCATCGATATAAGCAATAAACCGCGCCAATGCATGGTTATCGTCTTCAGCAATTACGGTGAGAGGCGGAAGCAAGTCCCCATTCTTCAAAGTGACTTTTGCAGCATACAGTTTCATGTGATCCCCCTGATCTTATGACAAGCACGACATTAACGTCTGACGACAACAAATCTAGGGGGGGGGTAGTCAGCATTCGAAACCCCTTCGGACTGTAGACCCGCGTCCCCCCTTCGTTTTCACCGAGAGCAAATTCAAAACAAAAAGTTGAGGGCATCCCGTAGGGATGAGTTGCAATGGACGTGATCGAAGGCACTGGCAGCATCGTTGTAGAGCCGGACTGGGAAAGCCTGTTTTCGGACGTTCTGGAGATCGAGGCAGCAAAAGAACACTGGCGCGTCATCACCACTGAACTGCGCGACCGTCAGCTACTGGCCCCGGCTAATGCCCACTCCATCCAGCGTCTGGTCTGTGCGTATATCATGTTTGATCGCATGTACCGGGCCGTTGCCGAGCATGGCGTGGTTTTGAAGGCAAAACGGGGCAGCAAGAGCGGCATCGACCGCGTAAGTCCATATTTCTCGGCGCTTCGTGAAGCTGGCACAGATGCGACGAACATTGAGGCCGAGCTTGGCATTTCGCCGCGCCGTCGTGGTTCTGTGACCAAGGCAGAGCGCAAGCAGCGCAAGGAACGCGCATCCGATGGCTATATCAGCTCGACCCGTCGCGGATGATCTGGCGACCCGATACGCATGTGATGCTGTAGACGGCAAGATCGTCGCCGGGGAACTGGTGATAGCGTCCTGCAAGCGTCATTTGCGCGATCTGGACGAAGGGAGCAAAAGGGGCCTGAATTTCAACGTCGATAAGGCCAAGCATCATTGCGGGTTCTTCCCGGCGATGTTGACCGTGACCGAAGGCGTTGCAGCGGGCAAGCCGTTCAATCTGTTGCCGTGGCACGGCTTTGTCGTTGCCTCTCTGTTTGGATGGGAGCGAGACGACGGACTGAGGCGCTTTCGCTTGGCGTGGATGGAAACCGGCAAGGGGCAAGCTAAATCGCCGCTCATGGCCGGTATTGGCCTGAACATGATGGGCTGGGCCGGTAAGGCGCGCTCTGAAGTGTTTGCCATCGCCAGCGACAAGGATCAGGCAAACGTCCTTTTCAAGGACGGCGTTGCAATGTGTCGGGCAAACCTGCCGGATCGGGATGAGGATGAGTTCGAGAGCCTTGAGAGCTTGGGCGAAGTCATCATTCGTGGCACGGGTGATAACGCATGGAAGATCGAGCATCCCGGAACCGGTTCCAAGTTTCAGTCGATTGCTTCGGCTGACGCCATTTCAGGCCCAAAACCGTATGCAGTTCTCGCGGACGAAATTCACGAGTTCAAGTCGCATCATCCGTTGAGCTTGTGGAAAGCTGCCATCGACAAGATGAGCGGCGACCCGCTGATGATACTGGGCACGAACACGCCAGCGACAAATCAGATTGTCGGCACTGAGTATTCGGAGATGTTTCAGAAGGTCGTGACCGGCCAAGCTGACGATGATGCTCTGTTCGGCTTCATTGCCCGTGTCGACAAAGCCGACAGGGACACGGTTTTCGAGAATGAGGAATGCTGGCCGAAGGCTTTGCCGGCTCTCGGCATCACATACCCGGTCAAGAACGTTCAGGATCGCGTGAGAACGGCCAAGCTGATGCTCTCTGAAGCATTGGCGACCAAGAGGCTATATTTCGGCATTCCGAGCGGAACTGACGGCTTTTGGTGTTCCGAGGAAGCATGGAACAGCTGCCAAGGTGTCGTAGACGAGGCTGAAATGGTCGGCTCGCCGTGCTGGTTGAGCCTCGACTTGTCCAAGAAGAACGACTTGACGGCGCTCACCGCGATCTGGCGCAAGGATTTAAAGTTGCATGCCAAGACGTGGTACTTCACCACGAAACAGGGCATCGAGGAGCGCAGCGTTCAGGACAATGCGCCTTATGACCTCTGGGCAGAGAAAGGCCTGATGGAAGCCGTACCCGGTGCCACCATCGATTATACCTTTGTGGCGTCGAAAGTTCAGGAGCTTTGTTCTAAGCACAAGGTAGATTTCCTCACGTTCGACCCCGCCAAAATCGGGGATTTTATCGATGCGTGTTCGCTTATCGATTTCAACGTCTGGCAGTACGAAGGACCGGACGAACCGCAAGGCAAGGGCCTGAAGCTGGTACGGCATGGGCAAGGGACTCGCATCGTTTTTCAGGAGCGTGCGCTCTGCATGCCGAAGTCCATCGAAAAGCTGGAAGATGCCATTCTTGACAAGGATATCGTGATCGACGCCAGCCCGGTAACGACCATGTGCGCCTCGAATGCGATCATTCATGCCGATGCGATGAACAATCGCATGTTCGACAAGAAGAAAAGCCGGGGCCGAATTGACGGCATGGTGTCGATAGCTCAGGCCGTCGGCGCCGCGAATAATGAGTTCAAGCCGAAGGAACGCAAGTTCCAAATGATGGTCGTAGGGCGCTGATCAAACAGTCAATTCGAACCTTTGGAGGTCCGTCATGGATATGACGCGGCGCGCATACTCTTTGCTCGAAATCAAGGCGGTAAATGAGGATGAGCGAACAATTACCGGCATTGCCAGCACCCCGGCTACGGATCGCGACGGCGACGTGGTGGAGCCGAAAGGTGCGGTTTTCAAGCTGCCACTCCCTCTACTCTGGCAGCACAAGGCTGATAAGCCCATCGGGCATGTGATCGACGCCACTGTTACCGCTTCTGGCATCGAGATCGTGGCGACGATTGCCAAGGACGTGACCGAAGAAATCGAGAACGCTTGGAAGCTTATCAAGGCGAAGCTCGTTCGCGGTCTCTCTATCGGCTTCCGAGGCATGGAAGCTGAGCAAATCCCCGGTTCGTTTGGCCGGAAGTTTACCAAATGGGAATGGTTTGAACTGAGCGCAGTTACCATCCCGGCCAATGCCGAAGCATCCATTACTTCGGTGAAACAGTTCGATACGGGTCTGCCTGCCGCGTCTGGCATTCCGGCGCCCGTGACGAAGACCAACCCCGGCGCTGCGGGGAAATCCACAAATCCAGTCATCCTTAATTCGAAGAAAGGAAATGCAATGGCTACCATTGCTGAACAAATCGCGGCGCTGGAAGCTTCGCGAAATGCGAAGACCGGCCAGATGGCCGTTGTCATGCAGAAGTCGATTGACGAAGGTCGCTCGACCGATGCCGCCGAACAGGAAGAGTTCGACACGCTTAACGGCGAAGTCGAGAAGATCGACGGTGACCTGAAGCGGCTTCGTGCGCTGGAAAAGGCACAGGGCTTTACTGCAAAGCCAGTCGTTGCCAACCAGATTGATACCGCTGAAAAGGCGGCTGCGGCTCGTTCCGGCATCGCGCTGAAAGGCCCGAAGCTTGAACCCGGCATCATGTTTGCACGTCTCGCAAAGGTGAAGGCACTTTCGAAGATTGACGTTGTGAACGTCCGCGAAGTCGCCAAGACCCTTTACGGCGAGGACTCCGAGATCTACGGCTTCTTTGCCAAGGCCGCTGTTCCGGCTGCGAGCACGGGTAATGCCAGTTGGGCGGGCAATCTGGTCGGCGACGAAACCAGCCTGTTTGCCGACTTCGTGGAATGGCTTCGCCCTCAGACCATCCTTGGCCGTTTTGGTGCCAACGGTGTTCCGACCCTTCGCCGCGTGCCGTTCCGCGTGCCGCTGATCGGCCAGACTTCGGGCGGTTCCGGTTACTGGGTTGGTGAAGGCAAGGCCAAGCCGCTGACCAAGTTCGACTTCAGCCGCACCAACCTTGCACCGCTGAAAGTCGCAAATATCGCTGTCGTGACGATGGAAGTACTGCGCGACAGTTCGCCATCGGCTGAGGCTATTGTGCGTGACCAGCTGGCCGCTGCACTTCGCGAACGTCTGGATATCGATTTCATCAACCCGGCCAAGGCCGCAGTTGCTGATATCTCTCCGGCGTCGATCCTGAACGGAGTGGCCGGTATCCCGTCGTCGGGCAACACTGCTGATGCCGTTCGTGCCGACCTGAAGGCACTTTTCGGTGCGTTCATCGCCGCGAACAATGCGCCAACGTCCGGCGTGTTCATCATGGAAGCCACCACGGCGCTTGCTCTCTCGCTCATGACCAACCCGCTTGGTCAGGCAGAGTTCCCAGGCATCACCATGAACGGCGGTACGCTCTCCGGCCTGCCGGTGATCGTGTCCGAGTACGTGCCTGACGGCATCGTTGCTCTGGTCAATGCGTCTGACATCTATCAGGCCGACGACGGTGACGTGAACGTCGATATGTCCATGGAAGCATCGCTCGAAATGGACAACGCGCCGACGCATGACAGCGATACGCCAACGCCTGCAACCGGCCTTGTGTCGCTCTGGCAGACGAACAGCGTGGGCTTCCGTGCGGAACGTACCATCAATTGGGCGCGTCGTCGCGCAAGCGCTGTTGCCTACCTGACCGGCGTGGCATGGGGCGAGCCGGAAGCACCGGAAGGTGGCGCATAAGCCTCGCTACCAGACAATGCCAGTCGCGCCCGTCGCGGCTGGTTTCCTCATTCGGAGATCAACCCCATGAAGTCGAAATCGTACATGACCCGCGCATTGCAGGCGCATGATCCGCGTTACGCGGTAATTCTGGGCAATCTCGGTTATTCCCGCGCCGACATGCGGGCAAAGGTCATTCGCAAGCCCAAGGCGAAAGAACAGACATCAAAGCCGGTTTCCGGTGCGCTGGGCGATCTGCGCAAGGAATATCAGGCTGTATTCGGAAAGCGCGCCTTTAACGGTTGGGACGCTGAGACGATCAAAGCGAAGCTTTCCGAGGCGAAGGACGCGAAATAATGGGAATTTTCGGGTCAATCATGAGGCGCGAACAGAAAGCCGTTTCGCCTGTCACACAAGGGCGCAGCGGCTGGCTGTCGATCTATGAGAGCTTTGCGGGCGCATGGCAACGAAACGTCGAGGTGAAATTCGATAGCGTGCTGTCGTTCTCGGCTGATTTCGCGTGTCGGACGCTGATCGCTTCTGATATCTCGAAACTGCCTATTCGGCTCATGCATCTGGATGATAATGGGATATGGACAGAAATCACGCGCAACCCGTTTTCAGCAGTACTCGCCAAGCCCAACAGGTATCAGAACCGTATCCAGTTCATGGAAAGCTGGGTGCTGTCAAAGCTCCAGTACGGGAACACCTATGTGCTCAAGGCGCGCAACGGTCGCAGTGAAGTCGTGGGGCTGTATGTTCTTGATCCCAAGCTGGTAACTGTGCTTGTGGCTGATGACGGATCAGTTTTTTACGATCTGAGCACGGATAACCTTGCGGGCCTTCCAACTTCGGTCCGAGTCCCCGCGCGCGAAATCATTCACGACCGTTTCAACTGCTTCTTTCATCCACTGGTTGGCATGTCACCAATATTTGCAGGTGGCCTCGCCGCAATGCATGGGCTTTCGATCCAGAACGATAGCACTGCCTTTTTCCAGAATGGCGCGCAGCCCGGCGGCATCCTTTCCAGCGATAGCGAAATCAGCGAAGCAACGGCCAAGCGCATCACCGAACATTGGAATACCGAGTTCAAGGGCAACAATGTCGGAAAGGTCGCGGTGCTGGGCGATGGCCTGAAGTATGACCCGCTGAAAGCCAAGGCAACCGACAGCCAGCTTATCGAACAGCTGAAATGGTCGGCTGAAGTCGTTTGTTCGGTCTATCATGTGCCGCCTTACAAGGCTGGCGTAGGACAGATGCCGACGAACAATAACGTTCAGAGCCTGAACCTTGAATATTATTCGCAGTGCCTTCAAATCCTGATCGAGAGCATTGAGCTTTGCCTTGATGAAGGACTCGGCACCGGCCCCAACCTTGGCACGGAACTGGACACCGAAAACCTGTTGCGCATGGATACCGTCACGCAAATGGATGCGCTCGACAAATCCAAGGGCATTCTATCACCGAATGAGCAGCGCAAGCGCTTGAACCTGCCGCCCAAGCCGGGTGGCAACAGCCCCATGCTTCAGCAGCAGAATTTCAGCCTTGAAGCTCTCGCCAAGCGCGATAGTCAGGCCGATCCGTTCAACAAATCGCAACCGGTGCCAGCCCAGCCTCAGCCAGAGCCTCCGGCAGTGGACAAGACCGTCTCGACGGTGGCCGTCAAAGCGCTGTTCGCCGGTCAAGCCAATCCACGAAAGGCCGCATGATGGACCTACAGAAGATATTCGATGAGGGGTTCGAAGCGGTCAAGGCTTATGTGGACCGCTCGTTTGAGACCTATGACGGCCGTATCGAAGCGCTGGAAAAGCGTGTTGCGGAATTGCTCGACCGACCGGAACCAATCAGCGTCAAAAGCGCTTTGATCGACCGGGAAAACAAGCTCGTGCTGACGTTCTCGAACGGTGAAACAAAGGAACTGGGCAATGTTGTCGGTGATGATGGCAAGCCAGGTGCCGACGGCCTTGGCTTTGATGATCTGTCTGTCGAGTACGATGGGGAAAAAACGGTAACGCTGAAATTCGTTCGCGGTAAGCAGAGCAAGGAGTTCCCCTTGGTTCTGCCTGTCGTGATCGACCGTGGCGTGTTCTCCGAAGGTAAGACCTATGAACCCGGCGACGGCGTGACGTGGGCTGGCAGCTTCTGGATTGCTCAGGAAAGTACGACAGAAAAGCCAGACAACGCCAAGGGCTGGCGTTTGGCAGTCAAGAAGGGCAGAGACGGCAAAGACGGAAAGATCGCGCCAGCGAGTCCTAATCAGCCGATACGGGTCACTATCCCGAAGGACGGTGAATAATGGCCTATAATTTCGTCACCGTCGCAGAAGCCAAGCGCGGCCTGCATTTCGATATCGAGGCTACCGAGGATAATGCACAATTTGAAATGCTGATAGCCGCCGCGTCCGAGCGCATTGCGGCTTATCTGGATACCCGTGTGGGAGAAGTGACCAACGAAAGCGGCGGCACGGATGACCCCCGCGTGAAAGTCGCAACGATCATGCTGGTTGGCTATCTCTACAATGCCCCGGATCAGAGCGCAGACGACAGCTTCGGCACCGGCACGCTTCCCAAGCCGGTATCCTCCATCCTCTATCAACTTCGCGATCCTGTGGCGATCTGAGGCAACCATGGCAAACATTCGACCCGGCGACCTCAATCAGGCGGTCGCGTTCGACATCATGACCAGCCAGCCGGACGGCCAAGGCGGTTACAATCAGGTGCCTGAGACAATCACCACACGGGCACATTTCCGCTTCCTACGTGGCGGTGAAACTGTGCAGGCGGCACGTCTCAATGGCAAACAGCCCGTTGTCGCCACGATCCGACGGAACGAGCGCACCCGACTGATCAAGACGGATACCGTCATGCGCGATACGCGCACCGGCACCAAGTACAACATTCGCGCCGTTGTCCCGACCGATGACCGGAAGTTTCTGGAAGTCACTGCGGAAAGCGGCGTGACCATCTAAGGAGCAAGCCATGCCTTGGGTACGGTTCAAAGAGGTTTTCAACTTTCCTGCGACACCTGCCGTCACGCAACGATATCCGGCAGGGTTTACCGGCAACGTCACCACTCGATGCGCTGACATGGCGGAAGCTCAAGGAAAAATCGAGCGCATCAACACACCACGCAAGGGCGAGGCTCCGCATGGCGATCAAGGCGACAATTCAGGGGCGCGAGGCGCTGAACCGGCGGCTTCGCCAGTTGGTGCCAGACGCGGAAAAGAACGCGGCTGAAGCAAAGTTGCAGATTGCGAAAGAAGCAGCCAACGCCATCGCGGCGAAAGCGCCTATCGGGCCTGCAACTGATCCATTCACCGGCAAGCCGAGACAGGCCGGGAAATACCGGGCCAGCATCCAAGGCGGATTGCAGCGCGACAATCTGGGAAATATCGGGATCGGTCAGAGCCGCTCCAAAGACCCGGATGCGACCGGCGTCTATGCTGAGTACATCTGGCGCTTTCTCGAATTTGGCACCAAGCCGCATATCAATAAGGGCGCAGCACCCGGAACACGTCACCCCGGCACTGCGAAGCAACCGCATATCTTCCCGACATGGCGAGCCATGCAGCGTAAGGCCAAGCGCCGCGTTCGGGACGCGATCAACAAGGCGGTCAGAAAGGCAAGAGGCAAGTAATGGCATCACTCAGCAACAGCTTGCAGGTTGCCGTCTATAACCGGCTGCTGGCCTTCACTCCGCTGACTGACATCGTGGGATCGGGCGTTTACGACATGTCCACGCTGGAGGCTGCGTATCCGTATGTGACGCTGGGAGACGAATATAACTTTCAGGACGATGTCACCTGCAAGAAATCCTATCGGGTCTATTTCCAGGTGGACGGATGGTCAGACCATCGCGGCTACAAGGAAGTGAAAGAGATTGCCCAAGCCGTGAATGACGCGCTCCACGAATATCCGCTGGATGTCGCGGGCTATAGGCTGATCAGTCTTTCACGCATAAAAACCGAGTATATCCGCCAGCCAGACGGCATCCTGTCCCATTCGGTCAGCGATTTTCTGGCTTACATAGAAGCGCTTTAAGCGCCGATCCCCTCACAACTTGACGCAACTGAACCGGTTCGATGGTCGATCCGGCAATAGAGGACTTTTACCCATGGCTGATGGACAGCAGATTGGCCGCCTTCTCCTGATCAAGATCGGTGACGGCAACATTACTCCCGGCCCGGAAACCTTCAAAAACCTTTGCGGCCTGCAAACCACATCCTTCAACATGTCGGCCAATGAGGTTGATACGACCGTTCGCGACTGCCAGAACCCAGCCGCAACGCCTCAGAAGACGGCAGAACCGGGCATCAAGAACCGCACCTTTACCGGCAATGGCAAGTACATCGCTGGCGCGGATAGCTCGACCTTCGTTCAGCACGTGATCGATGCGACCAAGTTCAATGCTCAGGTCAGCGTTCCCGGTATGGGCACGTTCACCGGGCCTTGGTTCGTTTCCGACTATGAGCTTTCGGGCGAGGATGAAGGCAACATGGATTTCAGCGCTACCTTTGTTGCCGCTGGACCGCTCACCTTCGAAGCAGAGGTATAATCAATGGCCGAGAAGGAATTTCCGCTTTCGGTCAACGAAGCACGTGGCGAGGTGGCCTTGTGGGTTGGTGATGTGCCTCTTGTCATCGCCGCCGAAATGGAGGGGCTTTCTGTCCTCTCCAGTCGGCTTGAATGCAAGTCGCTTCACGACCTTTTCACCCGGCTATCTGCCACGGAAGTATCAGCCACGCGGGCCGCTCTGCCTGCTCTGGCGGTGAAGGGCAAGGCCGAGGACGCTCTCAAGGTTCTGAAGCTCAAGCACTTCAAGGCCATCGCAGAGGCATTTTCCAAGGCTCTCTCCCATCATTTCGATGATGATGAGGGAAACGGCGCAGCCGTCAAGGGGAAGAAGTAGAGCAACCGCTCCCTTGGCGGCATTGGCAGAAAACCGCCTACGGTGCCCTACGGTGGACGCCAGACACGTTCTGGCGTTCTACACTCACGGAACTGGTCAACGCGATTGACGGCTACTGTGAGGCCAAAGGCATCAAGAGAAAGAAGTCAGGCGGACCAACCGACGGTGAAATGGCGTGGCTGCTGGCGAAGTACGGCTGACTTACTTCACATCCTCGCCGCTGACTGCAACCGACGTGGTCTCTTTTCCAATCGAAAACATCACGTAGCCGACAAACGGTAGGACCGAAGCCAGCGCGCAGACAACTGCCCATGCTTGGGCGGGGTTGCTTCCAACTGAGTACCTTGGGGCGTTGACCAACATTATGACCGAGAAGGCCATCGCAAGCGGCCCAAGGATCAGTAGAGCGGCACCGACCCAGCCAGTCTGGTTCAGTTCAGTCTTCGAACGAACTTCCAATCGCATTTCATTCTCCCAAGCCCAAAGTGATGGGTTCTTATAGGACGCCTTTCCCATGGCCGACAAGACAGATGATCTGATTATCAGTATCAGCACCGACATGGCGACGGTGCGCCGAAGCCTGAAGAAGCTTGAGGCCGATGTTGCTGCTTCGTCTAGCGGCGTGGTCAAGAAGTTCGAAGCCATGGGCAAAGGCATCGATAATTCGATCACCACCGCCATGCAGTCACGCATCAATGAGATGGTCGGGATCGGTACCAAGGCTTCCAAGCAGTGGACCGGCGCGCTTGCCCAGCAGGGTGCAGAGCTTGAAAAGCTGCGCATGCGTTACAATCCTGTGTTCGCAGCTGTCCGGCAGTATCAGGAAAGCGTCGTGGGCATTCAGCAGGCGCACCGAATTGGCGCTATCTCTGCTGAAGAAATGACGACAGCTATTCAGCGAGAGCGCAAGGCCACGCTGGATAGTATCGCGGCAATCAAGCAGCGTAATTCTGCCGTTGCGTCGATGCGTAAGTCCAGTGGACCGGGCAGCTTTCAGACTGCCAACATCGCCGCTCAGTTTCAGGATATCGCCGTCACGTCAGCTATGGGCATGTCGCCTATCCAGATCGCACTTCAGCAAGGCACACAGCTTTCCGCCGTCTTTAACGAGATGGGCAAAGGCCGCGACGTTATCAAAGGCATCGGCGCTGCCTTTGCCTCGATTGTTAGCCCGGTTTCGCTTGTCACAATAGGTGTAATCGCGGCGGGTGCGGCATTGGCTCAATACATTGCGTCAGCCGGAGATGTAAAGACTGCCGATGACATAATCAAACAGCATGAGGAGAATATTAAGCGTCTCGGTCCCGCATACGAACAGGCAATCAAAGAGCAGCAGAAGTATGCGACTGAAAGCCCTGCCGTTGTAGGAATTTCGCTTAAGGATGATCAGAAGCAGGCTATAGAGAAACAGATTAAAGACGCCCGTGCCGCATATGCCGCAATTCTTTCCGGTACATTGGAAAATGTAGGCGAGGGCGTTATGGGAACCAAAGCGGTTTTCAAACCTGCCGAACAAGCAATTGAGGCGTTTTTTAACTCAGTGCAATCGGGCGCTCCAAAGGTTGCCGTCTTCCGCGAAGAAATCGGGCGGCTGGCTGAGACAGGGAAGCTGACACAGGATGCAGCAGCAGACCTCCTGAAGTTTACCGATGCGGCATACGATAGTGAAAGTCGTCTGGGTAGCGTGTCTGGCGAGGTTGACAGGTACGCTGCTTCTTTTGGCGCGCTACAGGACGCCATAAATCGGGTCAGTTCTGCCAAAGCGCGAGACGAAGCGCAAAAGCTGTACGAACAGTTCAAGGACGGGAAACTATCTGTTGATGAGCTTCGCAAGGCTCTGGGCGACTTGTCGGCTAATGCCCCAAACCTGCAAAGTCACGTCGAAGAAATTCTTCGACTGTCGAAGGCGGCGGCCAATGCTAAGGCCGAAATTGACGGCATTTGGAAAGGTGCGCCGGGGCGGGAAGGTCGGCACATGGGGCCGGGTCTCGATCCGAAGTCATTCAATGACCGTTTCGGTGGAAACCAGGACGCTATTGATGCTCTAGAACGTCAGCGGAAAGAGCTTGAGAAGAAGCCGAAGCGTACAGCGGAGGATCGAAAGGCCGCGCGCGATGCGAATGCCTACCGCGATCTGGTCAAGTCCGCTCAGGATCGCATTGACCAGCTGATGCTGGAAGAGCAGCTTGTCGGCAAGACTGGCGTAGCTGCCGAGTCCATGCGCATGAAACTGGAGCTTCTTCAGCGGGCACAGGACAAGGGCCGCGCTATCAGCGCAGCCCAACTCCAGCAGATAGAGGGGCTGGCCGACGCTTACGGTAAGGCGGCGGAACGTGTTTCGGCCCTTGCGCTTGCAGAAGAGCTACGTTTCGAACGCGAGCAGTTGTTCCGCAGCCCGACAGAACAGCGCGTTGCAAGCCAGCTTCGCAATGCCGGGATCAGCCCTGATAGCGAGTATGGACAGGCCATTGGCAACCAGATCCGGCTCAATGAACAACTGGCAATCGGTCGGGACCGGGCTTTGGACTTCGCCCAAGGTCTGGCAAACGACATCCTGAACAGCGCCGATGCGATGGACATCCTTCGCAACTCGGTCAGCCGGTTAGCGCAGATGCTGATCGAGATGGGAACGAATAGCGCCATCAATGGACTGTTCGCCAATCTTGGCGGCGGATTGTTCGGCGGCGGGTTCCAGGCGAATACGACTTTGGGGAACTTCCTCAAGGGGGTACCGGGCTTTGCAACCGGAACAAACGCCGCTCCGGGCGGCCTCGCTCTGGTCGGTGAACGCGGGCCAGAACTTCTGAACATCCCTCGCGGTGCGCAGGTCATTCCGAATGACATTCTGGGTTCTATCGCACGTGGCGGTGTTTCCGCGCCGCGTGTGCCTTCCATTCCGTCGGCTGCAAATTCCAATGGATCGACCGGCGTTCACGTGACGCTCGGATGGTCGAAGGATGCGGACGGCAATATCGCGCCGATCATTCGCGACGTTTCCCAGCAGACATTCAAGCAGGGGATCAACGCTTATGACCGTGGCGGGGCCGTAAGAACCGCTCGCGATCTGCGACAGGTCAATCAAAGAGGACTGGTAAAGTAATGGCTGAAAGTCTTCCTACTGGCCTGAATTATCAGGATACCCCGCTGAAGCTCGTTCGCAGTGTTTCGTCATCGCGCTACGGGCAGCGGGTCATATCCTTTATCGAGAATGGAGACCCGTTCTGGCAGTGGACAGCGCGCATCATTTCCTTGACGCCAGCACAGCGTCAGAAGCTTGAGGCGTTCGTTGATCGCTGTCGGGGCGGTCAGGTGACGGTCCTTTACACACCGAAACATGCTTGCATTCCTCAAGCCTACTGGGGTGATGCGAACAATCCGGCTATCACCGGCACGGCCTCTCTTGCTGCGATCAATGGCAACACGTTGACCTTTAACGGCGTTGCTATCGGTCTGAAGCTGATGGACGGCGACCTGATTGGCTTCTCGATAGGCGATTACAGGTTCATTGCCCGGATCGTAGCTGACGCAACAGCGGCAAGCACAACCTTGCAGGTGAAGATCGAGCCTTTCTTGCCGTCCTACATTGGCGTTGGTTCGACAGTTCGTTTCAAGGAGCCTGTCATGAACATGCGGCTTCTGCCGAACAGTCTGGATATCGGTGAAGGCTTCTATCCAGACGCATCATTCCAGCTTGTGGAGGTGCCCAAGTAATGGCGTTTCCAGCACGATTGCAGCAGTTGCTTGACGAAGGCAGGGCCAAGATCGCATCAGCCGCCAAGTTTGAGTTCGGAACCGGTGTTTACGGCTTTTTCTCAGGGAAAGGCAGTCTGGACTATTCCGGGCTGACCTATCACGGCAATACACTGATTGATGTTGAAGAGCCGCGCTATGCGCTCGGAACGGCGGCACAGCCAATTACGATGAAGCTTCCCGCTGCCGCCGACTTCGGTCTGACGCCAGATAAGCTCGGCCAGATCGAGCAAGAAGATTACAAGAACCGCCCGGTCACTTTCTACGACTTCTATTTCGATCCGGACACGAACGCTTTCCTCCACGCAGAACCGACCTGGCACGGCTATGTCGATACCATCGATCACCGGGAGGAAGGCGAGGAAATCTGGCTGGAAGGACATATCGAGACAGGCGCGGTCGATAATTTCCGTGAGGGTTATCGGTACGCCTCGCATGAGGATCAGCAGCTGGTTTCACCGGGCGACATGCTTTTCGAGTATGCCGCGAGGATCAAGAATGAATTCTTCAAAATCAAGTTTGGCTAGGGTTCACGGTTGGGATCGTGCGCTTGAAGATGTCGCCACAGCCCATATCGGTATCGCCCCGGAATGGGGAAAATCCGATTGTCTTCTGACCGCTGCTGACGCCATGTTTGCCGTGACGGGCACCGATCCACTGGCCAAGTTCCGCGGCAAGTACAAAACGGAAAAGGGCGCCGCCCGGAAGATGCTCCAGAATGGATGCGAGAATGTCCGGGACGTGTTCGAGAAGTATCTTGAGCTTGAACCCGTGAACCGTTTTGCCGCCCGCCGTGGGGATGTCGGCGTGATGATCATCAATGGCGAATATACCGCCGGGTTCATTTGTGGGTCCGGTTTTGCGGTCAAGCAGCCGCACGGGCTGACATTCTTCCCGATCACAGAGATCGAACAAGCCTACAAGGTAGGCGACTGATCATACTGATAATTCGATGCGCTTAACGGCTCGCAATCGCGGGCCTGTTTTGTTGCGCCTATTCCATGGGATGTGCTGATGCCATTTCTTGCGCCTATCTTCACCGCTATCGGCGGGCTTGTATCAAGCGTGGCCGCATGGGCCGCGGCAAGCCCGATCCTCGCCGGTATTGCGCAAACTGCGTTCGGTATCGCGCTCAAATATGCCGTCAATGCGCTGTTTCCTCCCAAGACGCAAAGCCGCGCCTCGGAACTGGAAACGCAGTACGGTGCGAATATTCCGCGCTCTGTCATTCTCGGCACCTGCGCAACCGAAGGCCACCATATCTACCGCAACAGCTACGGATCGGGCGGCCGGCAGATACAGGACGTGTTCGTCCTGTCGAGCTTTCGCATAACGTCCGTGCCGCGTGTTCGTTATAACGGCCAATGGCGCGATCTCGTCCAGCAGGACGCTGACGGCTACTGGCTTGTGCCGAACGAAGGCACGAGTGGTGACGACCACGATAACGTCAGGGTCAAATTCTACTATGGCACGATGGATCAGCAGGCAGAGCCGACGCTGATCAATGAAGCCCGTCCCACTGGACGATGGACTGTCAACCATCGTGGTGCCGGTGTTGCCTATGCAATCGTGTTTTCTGAACTGCGCAAGAATGGCGATGGCCTGACCTCGCCAGCAAAGATTTTATTCGAGGTCGTGGGTGCTCCGCTTTACGACTGGCGCAAGGACAGCACGATGGGCGGTTCTGGTTCCCATCGATGGGACGATCAGAGCACATGGGAATATTCCGATAACCCCGTGGTGCAGATTTACAATCTGGAGCGTGGTTTTTTCAACGGAACCCAGCGCATGGTTGGCAAGGGTGTTCGTGCAAGCCGTCTGCCGTTGGCAGAATACACCCAGGCTGCGAACATCTGCGACGAAATCATGTCGGACGGTTCGAAGCGCTATCGTGCCCACGCGATTGCCAAGGACGGTCCCGGTGCAAACCACGATGCCAATCTGACGCCGATCCTTGAAGCAATGTGCGGTTCGTGGGTTGAACGTGTTGACGGCGAGTTCCCGATTGCTGGAGCTCCGCAGGCCATTGTCGCAACGATCACGGACAACGATATCAAGCGTGGCGCACCGCTTCGTTTCAGTGCCAAGCGCAAGCGCACGGAACTTATCAATACGGTCGCCGCGTCGTACGTCTCGCCGGATGACTTTTACGAGACCAAGGACGCCGCCACGCGCATCGATGCGGGCGCTCTTGCCGAAGATCGTGAAACGCTTGCAAGCGCTATTCCCTACGGTGCTGTCACTGACTCTCGCCAGGTGGACCGGCTGGCCGATATCGCCATTCGTGGCGCTCGATATCAGGCGTCGGCCGAAATCGTCGTGCATCCGAAATTCCTCGACATGATCAAGGAAGGCAGGTGGATACGCTGGAACAGCGCAAAGTATGGTGACCGGACGTTTCAGGTTCTGTCTCGTCAGCTTGGCGGCATCAATACGGACGGCGCCCGCGATATTGCGATATCGTTGCAGCAGATCAGCAATGGCGTGTTCGATCCCACGGCATATGAGACAACCCCGCCGAACATCATCGTTGTGCCGCCACCGCAGTATCTGGCAGAGGTCCAAAACTTCGATGTTATTCCTATCCTCGTGGGTGCTGACGGTCAGGGTGAACTGCCGGGCGTTCGGCTGCTGTGGGATACGATTGATGACATTTCTGTCGTCGGGGTCGATATCGAGTATTGGCCTGCCAATGATCCGTCTCAGGTATTCACGAAGTTTGTGACTTGGGATGTGACCAACGTTCCCATTGTTGAAGGTCTGACTTCGCTGACGGACTGGTTCGTTCGCACCCGCCTGCGCGTCGATAATGGTCGCTCGGTCGCGTGGGCGGCGGCTACGCCGTTCACTACGCTTAATGCTCGCGGTGATCAAAGCCCGGTCGATTACGAGGGCTTGGATGATGACCTGAAAAGCTACCTTGGATGGATCGGGCCGCAAATGCGGGAGATCATCCGGCAAGCGCAGGAACTGGCCACGACCACGGCTGACAACCACAACAGCAACTATGCTGACCGGCAGGCCATCCGTCGTGAATTGAGCAGTTCGTTCGGTACGGCGCAAGCGCAGTGGCAGGAGGATATCTTCGTCGCAACGGGGCCGAATAGTGCGATCGGTCAGCAGTTGACCCGGATCAACGCCCAGCTATGGGATAATACCGGTGCCAGCATTATCCAGTTGCTGCAAGTCCGTGTTGACGGTGTAGAAGATGATGTGGCAGCGCAAGCAGAAGCCATTACGCAACTGACATCTACCGTTAATGATGTCAGCGCTAGTGCGACATTCCGCATGGGAACCTATGTGTCACCCAGTGGCTGGAATTCCCGCATCGGCATGGAAGTTAGAGGCGGTATTGCCGATAGCTACAAGAGCGCCGGGTTGTTCCTCGATGTGAATTCGACGCAAGGCCGCGTCGTCATGATCGCAGACCAGATCGTGTTCTCAAATGGCACTCAGTATTTCAAGCCATTCGTCATCCAGAACAATGTCATGTACGGCGAAGGCTTCGTCATGGACTGGGCGAAGATCGTCAACGTGTCGATTGGCACAGCCCAAATTGCGAATGCCGCTATCACGTCTGCGAAGATCGGTGACCTTCAGGTAAAAACCAGCAATCTCGATTTTCACAACGTCACTCAAGATTATCAATCTAGCGGTAGCTTTCCGAGCAGTGGTTCCACAACAACGTCGTATGTAACAATTGCAACGATGGTAACTAATAACCCGCAAGCCGGAACGGCTTTCGCAGAAATTCGATCTTCCGCCAATTTCCAATCATCTATACCCGGAAGTGGTGGTTTTTCCGCTGTACAATTGAGATTTATCAATTTGACAACCGGAAGCGAATTTATTGCTGCGGATGACGGGGCCAGTAGAAGCAGTTCGGGAAGTGTTTCATTTAGTGTTTCGTGCGACGGCTTATTTATTGATCCTTCTGCCGTGCAAGGTAACAACACTTACGCTATTCAAGCACGAACAGTTTCCGGTTCTTCTGGAACTCCAAATTACCAAGGCGGAACTTGGCTGATCCGCGCTTTGGTCTGGAAGCGCTAATCCATCATCAAAATTCAAGCTGACAATCCGCGTCAACAGCGCAGGAAGGATAACTCATGGCCGTTTTGCCTGACTACACGTCTGGGACGATTTCGCTCGCCAATGGATCAACCACCGTCACCGGCACGGGCACGCTGTTTGATGTTGGGAATTTCCGTGCAGGCGATACGCTTCAAATCCAGAACATGACCGCCGTGATCGCGAGTGTCGATAGCAATACGCAATTGACGCTGGCCGAACCATGGACCGGTACCAGCCTGACCGATGCGCCATATCGGGCGCGTTATCTGCCGGACGGCGCTCGTGTCACAGCGCAGACGACGACGCTCATTGAAATGCTTGGTCAAGGCATTCTGCCCGGCATCGCCAATATGCCCAATGGCGTCTCCGGTCAGGTGATATCCGTTGATATTACCGGAAGCCCGGTTTGGGTTGATAATGTCGGTTATGCGGAGGGTGCGTGGACGCCGAGCCTAGATTTCAGCGGCCAGACGACGGGCATTACGTATGCGTCACAAACCGGCGCTTGGATACGTATCGGCAATTTTGTGTTCTGCAAATTCCGTATGGGGCTGAGTTCGAAGGGGACGGCAACAGGGGCAACAAGCGCCAACATGAACGGCCTCCCGTTCCCTATCAGAGAAAATTCAATGGGGGGCATTTTGAATATTGGCTATTACGCTGGAATGGCACTGCCTAGTCCAAATATGGCGGGCTTTCTGGCTATGGGCACTTCTGTTGCATTGCGAAGTCAAGGAACGGCATCAACCTCGCAGCTTAATGAGACGAACTTTACCAATACCAGTTTGATCATCGGCGGCATTGCCTATGAGGTGGAGCACTGATGGATGTTCTGGCTTATTCGTCATCTCCCGGTTTTAAGCCTATGCTCAAGGATCGGTCAGCGCCTCTCAATATTGCTGCGCTGCCAGTGGTCCCTTCGGATTTGTATGAGATCGTTGCGGTATCCGATGTTCGGGAGCTAAACCAGAACCCGCAGATTGCCTTCTATGATGGGCTGTTTATCGCCACTTGGGTTTGGTCGGCCGGATCGGAAACCGCTGCGACGCAAGGCATGTTCTCGACTTCTATCGATGGTGTTACCTGGACACCGCGCCAGTCATACACTGGCGTTCCTCCTTCCGGCTTTCGCTACAGCACGAACGGCCTATGGCTGCGCAACGGTGAGCTTTGGGCGCTCTACTACTTCACCGAGATCAACCTCGATCCGGTCGAAGGTGAGGAATATTACGGCCCAAGCCTGAAACTGATGGGCCGCAAATGGGAGAGCGGGCAGTGGGGCGCAGAGCAGGAAATCTTGACCGATTGTATGCTTGATTATGCTCCGATCCAGCTTCCAGACGGGAAATGGCTCGGTTCAGGCCGCAATCACAAGTTCGAGACGCAATTCATCCTTGGCGATATGGGGAACTGGGAGCGCGTCATCGTGCCATCACCGACTGGCGTGTTGCTGAATGAAGCGACAGTGTTGTCGGTCAATCCTCGCCTCATCTCTTACGAATACCGCAATGAGGAGGAGATGAACCCGCGTGTGCTGCTGCGGTCGTTTTCATATGATGGTGGGCATACCGTCAGCACTCCGATGAAAACCAATTTCCCGGACGCGCAGTCTAGACGGGCAGTCATGCGCCTGTCTGATGGACGTTATGTCTTGTCGTCAAATGCATCGCAGGAAATGGGGCGTCAGGTTCTGATGCTGTCAGTTTCGGATGACGGCCTGGAATATGACCGTGTCTATGTTCTGCGGAATAATCCGGAACCGGCGAAATTTACCGGCACCAGCTACTGGTCATTCGGCTTCAACTATCCGCAGTTTCTGGAAAAGGATGGCTATCTCTGGGTCATCTATTCGCAGAACAAGGAAGATGTCCAGATCAGTCGTGTAGGCCTTGGGGCATTTGATTAGTGGGCGTTTGAGTTTGCTCCGAGCCAAGTGAAATATTGCCCTTCATGCCAATTGATGAATACCAGAGGCTGATCCTTTAGACGTAAACTAGGTCTAGATTAGCTTGAATTTTATATCAAAATTGTTACACCTGCTTAATATGACGTTACCGGGGTGGGTAGATTGGGCAATATTGATATCTGTTCACAGGCAGAGTTTGCGACTGCTTTGAGCGCACGCGACTATGTCGTCGCAAGCAAGATTGGCATGACATTGCTACGCAATACGAAGCTCTCCATCTTGCAAGCAATAAATGTTATGCGTGCGGCAGGTATGGCCGGTGACCTTCCAGCATTTTCAGAGGCATTCCGCGCAGCCGCCGATCTTGTCAGCAAAACTCGCAATGATGATGCGCAGTTTTCTCGTGCTTGGAAGCAAGTCTTGAGGTTCGAGATCGAAACTTCCGACGTGTCGATGGCCGTTAATACTGTCGAGAGGGCACGAAGTTTGGGTGTCTCCAGTGAAGAGGATGAATTATTTTTGGCACCGATGCTCACATTTCTGGGTGAGCACGGGCTGACCCTTAAAGAGACTTTCAGGCTCATTGAAGTCGCCGCGGCAGGCCACGTTCCTCAAGTTAAAACCGGGTTGCAGATAAATTGCTGGTTTCGCCTACTGATTGTACCAAGGGACTCGTTGGATGCACGTGATACATGGATGTCCGTAACATCGCAGGCAATACGAGAGGCCAAGAAACGCAATATCCATTCAGTCATGATCCCTGACTACTTGGTCTCTGTAATCAGGAATAGCTCTCATTATACTTTGTCATTCCACACTGAAGGGGAACGGCAAGGATCGACGCATTTCAAACCCGCCGATCTTCCAGGCTATGCAGTTATAGATTGCGGCGGATATTCTGGATGGTCATCGCTGGCGCGTTCTTCAATTGCCGATTTGGAGCTTCCGCCACTCGTAGAAGCCGCTGAATTCTATGATCGCCATGTAGAGGACATCATTGTCCGCAACGTCTCAAAATACCCGCAGGCAACGACATGCCCAACAGTCTCGCTTCCAGAGAAATTTGTTTTCGTCCCCCTTCAGGTGAAATCCGACAGAACGCAAGAGCTTGCGAGGATTTCGATGATGGACATGCTGGATATGGTTGTTGAGCGCTTTCACGGGACGGATACCCGTGTTGTTGTGAAGCGTCATCCGAAGTGCCGAGATGACGAAGTGGCGGGCAAGATCGCCGAATTGTCAAGCGCCGGAGCTATCGTTGTGAGCGAGGACAGTATCCACACGCTCGTTTCAAAATCGCAAGCAGTTTTCACCGTAAATTCTGGTGTGGGATCAGAGGCGATAGTACACCTGAAGCCGATCTACTTATTCGGCGATGCTGACTATAATTGCGCAGTGCATCAAGTCATAGACCGTGATCACTTTTGGCGCATAACGGAGACAATATCTCCAGCCCTTTCCGATGGCGAGATGAAGCAGTTTCTTTGCTATTATCGCACGCGATATCTGGTCAAGGTAAGCGACCGTCGTCTTCTTTCCGCCGCGATAGCTGAGAGGGTCTTCGGTGAAATGGCTGCAAGGTCAAGGCGCTGCATCTTTTCATCTATTGCATCTTGGTGGCGTAACAAGGCCATGTCACCAGCATAGGGGTGGATCCGCCACCCACTCTGACTGCTTTCCTATGCCGAAAAAAAGAAAAACCCCGGCCAGAAGTAACCCGACCGGGGCGTCACACCGATCTAGCGGGGGCTTGGACCGGTATGCATTAGCTGAATAGCATATAAGGCCGGAAAGAAAACCCCGCCGAGTGTTCCGGCGATAGGGGTTGCAATTTGATGTTTAATTCACAATTATGATGAAGCTCACCAAATGGTGAGTGAAGGAGAAACGAAAATGTCCCGCAACGCAGTACCTGTTGCAAAAAATGATGGCGTTCAGTTCCCGCCGCGCCCGCCACAGGGTCCGGTTGATTTCGCTGCTGTGCGTAAGGACGTTATGAGCCGTTTCCCCAAGGTGCGAGCCGAGCTTGCAAAGTGAGCCTGTATGGCTCCCGATGGAAGAAATCATCGAGATCAATCGAGCCGAAGTATCAGAAACTGGTGAGAATTTTGCTATCTTGAGGCCAGAGCTTCTTGAGAGCGCGGTTGCACGGCCTATCAACCATTTCCATTATTCCGGTGACAGCGACATTCTCAGGCTCGCGGTTATTTTGATGGTGGCCATCGCTAAAAACCATCCGTTCGAGCAAGGGAATAAACGAACCGGGTGGACGGCAGGAATGATGTTCATGGTCGTCAACGGCTACGAAATCACTTGGGACTCTGAACTTGTCGCTCAGGAATTCATTAAACTGGTCAACGGTGAAATCACGATAGATCGGTTTGAAGAACAGATATTCTACTTCATACGGGAAAAATAGGGCCGCTTCGGCATCCTTTTTCATGCTTCTACCCAAGGCCCCTTCGTGCGGGGCCTTTTTCTATCCCTGAAAGGAACTGACCATGGATAAAACCGTGCCCGCCGGCGCGGCGCTTTTGCTCGACTTTATTGGCGGGATCGAAGCGCCTCGCGGCTATGACGTCATTTACGGAAATAATCAGGACAAGCTCCCGAAACCGATCACGAAAATGACGCTTGGCGAACTGGTCGATGCGCAGGCGTCGTTCACCAAGCGGTTTAAATCGTCGGCATCTGGCCGCTACCAGTTCATGCGCGCTACGTTGCAAGACCTTTCCCGTGAGCTTGGCTTGCGCGGCTCGCAGATATTTGATGCCGATCTGCAAGACCGGCTCGGCTTTCATCTCTTGAAGCGCCGCGGTTACGAGGATTTCATCTCCGGTAAGATCAGCCGCACCGAATTCGGCAGGCGGCTGGCGCAAGAATGGGCTTCTCTCCCGGTACTGGCCGCGACCAAGGGCACTCACCGCAATCTGAAGCGCGGCGAGAGCTACTATGCTGGCGATGCGCTCAATAAGGCTCTCGTCACGCCTGCGAAGGTCGAAGCCGTTCTGAACAAGGTCAAGACTGTCGGGGCCGTGCTGCCGGTCGTCGTCGCTCCAGAGGTCGTCACCATCGAAAAGCCAGTCGTGGCCGATCCCGGCGAGCTTGAACAGCATCCGGCCAAGAGCAAAACCGTCTGGACGTGGGGCCTTGCCGCTCTCGGCGCTGTCGTTACCGCCGCGGGCGATTTCCTTGGCGGACTGGATTGGCGCGTCCAGTTGTTCATCAGCGCTGCCATCGTCGCTTTTGCAGTCTATGGCATCAAGCGCCGCAACGATCTGTTCAAGGCCGTCCGTGACCTGAAATCGGAGATCGGGTGATGGGCGCACTCTGGGGACTTATCCCGCCATGGGTAAAATCCGCGCTCGCTGCCCTTGTGGCGGCGATTTTAGTTTTTGGAGCCGGTTACACTATCGGAGCGATGAAAGAGCGCCAGCGGGCCGCATTGGACGCGGCACAGGCCACAGCAAAGGCAATTCAGGAAAGGGCGAAGATCGATGAGAAAGTGGGCGGTCTGGACGTTATTGGCCTCTGTGTCGAGCTTGGCGGCTTGCAGTCAGACTGCGAGCAATTGCGCCGGGTGGAAGGCAATCCCGATTAAGTCGGCCACTGCCGTCTATCTGGCTGGGAATGACGCGCCAGCCGGGCAGGGGATTGCAGCGCATAATGCATATGGTCGAAAAGCATGCGGGTGGGACTGATGGAGAAATCAATGCCTGACGAAAACGATCTCCGCGCCCGCGTCGTGGGGTTGGAGCATACGGCGCAGTCCAGCATCCACCGTCTGAACGCATTGGAAACGTGGCAGCGTCAGCGTGAAATCGACAGCGCCCGTCATGATGAGAAATGGGTAGCCATGGAAGCTCGTATCGACACCCGGTTCAATGGGCTGGAAAGCGCGAATAAGAGTATTCAATCCACGCTATCCCGGATTATGTGGATCGTCGTAGGCGGCATTCTTGCGGCTGCTGTGACATTCGTTGTCAGCGGCGGGTTGAAGGCGATTTGA